GAAAACTTCAATGGTCAGAACTTCGCCATGTGCGGCAAGACGATCGGTTCCTTCCGGAGAAACGTTCTATTCTGGCTGAAGCTGATGCTCAAGAGCCGAGGGTACAAGGTTGCGGATCATCGGGCCGATAATTTGGTTGAAATCACTCGAAAGAATGTCACGAACTACTTTTACATCTTCGGTGGTAAGGACGAACGCAGCCAGGACCTGATCCAGGGTATCACTCTGGCGGGGGTATTCTGCGATGAGGTTGCGCTGATGCCGGAGAGCTTCGTTAACCAGGCAACAGGACGTTGCTCGGTGACAGGATCCAAGTACTGGTTTAACTGCAACCCGGACGGACCATATCATTGGTTCAAGGTCAATTGGATCGACAAGGCGATCGGATACCTCGGAAAGAAGAAGGCAGTCAGGCTGCAGGAAGAAGCCGTCGCGAAAGGCGCAGAGCTGAACCTCAAGAAACTCCTGTATGTGCATTTCACGATGGACGATAACCTGAGCCTGTCAGAAGCGATCAAAGCCCGATATCGCAGCATGTACAGCGGCGTGTTCTTTAAGCGTTACATCGAAGGACTCTGGGCGATGGCTGAAGGGATCATTTATGACATGTTTGATCCGGACAGAAATGTGGTGGACGCAGAAGCCATTGCGGCGGAATATCGGAAGAAAAGCGGACGGGAGTTCTGGATCGGTGACAAATATGTCGGCTGTGACTATGGTACCCAGAACCCGACGGCGTTCCTGCTGTGGAGCAAGGGAGCTGATAACAAGTGGTACTGCCGCAGAGAGTATTATTATTCCGGACGCGATAAAGGGCAGCAGAAGACAGACAAAGAATTTGCTGAAGATCTGACGGCGTGGCTATCCGGAGAAAAGATCCGGACGGTGATCCTGGACCCGGCAGCAGCATCTTTCAAGGCAGAGTTAGAAAAAGATGGTTACAAAGTAAAGAAAGCGAAAAATGATGTTTTGGCTGGGATCCGTTTTGTGGCAACCTTGCTGCTTTCGGGTTCTATTTTTATTGATGCATCCTGCGAGAACCTGCTGAAGGAGTTTGCTTCCTACATCTGGGATGCAAAAGCCGGAGACCGCGGGGAGGATAAGCCGGTGAAGGAGCATGATCACGCGCTCGATGCTCTCCGCTATTTTTGCTACACGATCATTCGCGGAGTTGGTGGCATGAAGATTTTAAAGTGAGGTGAGGAAACATGGACATTGAAGTAATTAAGAAGCTGATCCGAAAATATCAGAGTGGGCATACGGATTTTGTGAGGCAATCTGAAAAGGCGAAGGCTTACTATCGGAATGAGACGGATATTATGTTCCCACCGCTGAAGGAGGAGCAGGAGAAGAAAGAAAAGCCGCTGCGGAATGCAGACAACCGGATTCCATTCAACTTCCACGGTTTGCTGGTTAACCAGAAGGCATCGTATATGTTTGCGGCATCTCCGATTTTTGATCTTGGAAACAAGGATGCGAACAAAAAGTTAACACAGTTTCTTGGGGATAAATATCCGAAAGTGTGCAAAGACCTGTGCATTGAGGCATCGAACTGTACGGTCGCATGGCTGCATGTCTGGAAGGATGGGAAAGGTGCATGGAAGTATGCGGTAGTTCCGGCAGAACAGATCATTCCGGTATGGACGAGTGATTTAGAAAAGGAGCTTTCTGGCGTGTTTCGGAGCTATCAGAGCATCGATGAGGAAACCGGTGACAGGTATACCGTTTACGAGTACTGGAACGATAAAGAATGCACGGCATACCGGCTAAAGGCGGGAGATGAACTGGATCAGCTGATTCCGTATCAGATGTTTCTGGTTGATCCGGAGCTGTGCGAATATTCGGATTGCTATCAGCACGGAGTTGGGGAGGTACCATTCTTCCCGTTCTTTAACAATAACATCGACACAGACGATCTGAAGAACATCAAGCCGCTGATCGATACTTACTGTAAGGTGTTCAGCGGTTTCGTAAATGATCTGGAAGACATTCAGGAAGTGATTTTTGTTCTGACCAATTATGGAGGCGAGGATCTGGGGCAGTTTCTTCGGGATCTCAAGGATTACAAAGCAATCCAGATCGAGAGCGACGGAGATGGGGATCATTCCGGCGTTTCAACATTAACAATTGAGCTGCCGGTAGAAGCCAGAGAAAAGCTTCTGGAGATTACAAGAAAATGTATTTTTGAACAGGGCATGGGTATTGATCCGGATCCGCAGAACTTCGGAAACAGTTCCGGAGTTGCGCTGCAGTTCCTGTACTCCCTTCTGGAGCAGAAAGCCGGCTTGCAGGAAACGGAGTTCCGTTTAGGCTTCGGACGGTTCATCCGCTGCATCTGCCGGCTTCAGGAAATCAAGATCAAAGACGGCACGATCGTGCAGACCTGGACGAGGACCAGTGTAAAGAATGATCAGGAGTTATCCCAGATCGCATATCAGAGCAAAGGAATCGTCTCTGATGAGACGATCGTCAGCCACCACCCGTGGGTAGATGATCCTGAGAAGGAAAAGGATCTCTTGAAGGAACAGGAAGAAAGCTCAGCGGCAGATATCTCGGACATGTTCCCGAAAGAAGGTGCATCGGGTGATGAAGGCGGTGATGCGTGATGTCCTACTGGGAGAAACGCCAGGAAGAAGCATACAAGGCCGGAGAGATGCAGGTAAATCAGTATTTCATGCGACTGGAAAAAGCATTTAATCAGGCGAAACGGGAGCTTCAGAAGACCGTGGAGAGCTTTTACTGGCGATATGCGAAGGAGAATGGGCTGACGTATTCAGAAGCCCAGAAACGGCTCGATAAAGCGGAACTGGGAGAATTGAAGGACTTCGTTGAGAAGGCAATGAACAACATCGGGAAATATAACCAGGATGTCAACAACATGTCCATCAAGGCCCGGATGACTCGCTATCAGGCATTGGAAGCGCAGGTGGACGCGATCCTCCGGGAACTGTATGCTGTGGAGTATGAGGCAGAAGGGACACGGACGATGCAGGAGGTGTACGGCGATACCTATTACCGGACCTGGTACAACATCGATCAGTACCATGGCTTTCATGCCGAGTTCGCCCAGATTGAGCCGAGGACGTTTGAGCAGCTGATCAAATATCCATTCAATGGTGCCAACTTCTCATCCAGGCTCTGGAAGCAGAAAGACCACCTGCAGTCTCAGCTCATGGAATCGCTTACAACTATGATGGTCCAAGGAGCATCCCCGCAGAAGCTGGCCGGAGAGTTCGCTAAGAAGATGCAGTCAAAGAAGGCGGATGCGTACCGGCTCCTGCACACAGAGAGCTCATTCCTGATGAGTGAGGCAACTCACGCCGGGTATAAAGAGGACGGTGTGGAGCAATATGAGATTCTGGCCACGCTGGACAGTAAGACCTGCGGCGTGTGCGGGAAGCTGGATGGGAAGATCTATTTTGTTTCGGAAGCGGTGGCAGGAAAGAACATGCCGCCGTTCCATCCGTGCTGCCGATGCACAGACGTTCCGTATTATCCGGATATGCCAACAGAAGGGCGAACGAGGATCGCGCGTGATGCAGCGGGGAAGAACATATCTGTTCCGGCGGATATGACGTATGAAGAGTGGAAGAAACGGTTCCTGGAAGAAGATTCACATGCGGAATTGAAATCACCTCCTACAAATGATAATATTGTAGATATAAAGTTCAGATCACAAAAGAGCAGTGGAGCGGTTCGTGAGAATAGGAAAACAGTTGTAGAAGCGTATGTTAC